TAGTGCCATCTCCTAAATAACTAACATGTAGTTTAGCGGTAACAGATAGTGGCGTCGCAGCGGTTGTTTCGGTTGAAAAACTTGTTTTGTCTACTGTAGAGCGATATGTTGCGGGAGCAGTGAGCCCAGCGGCGAAGTATGCTGAAGCAGGGTTACCAAAGCCCGCAAGACCTAATCTAGCCACAGATAAATTTGCGCCAGGAACAGAAGCATTTGTTTCTGTAGCAAAAGTGTTTCTCTCCGTAGCAGCAGTCGAAACAGTACCTGGGTTTCTTCCACCAGTATAAAATCCTTTAGTATCGTTTCCTACACCAACGCCTTCATATCGTGCAAATATCATATTTGCAGTAGGAACGGCAGCCTTTGTTTCTGTAGAGTAAGTTACTCTTTCACTAACGGGAGTCGCAGGTGTCGTGCCGCCACCAGTAAAAAATCCTTTAGTGCTGTTTCCGGCGGACAGAATACCTCTTCTAGCAGGGCTTACGTTTAAACCGGGAGCAGCAGCCGTGGTTTCGGATGAAAATGTTGTCTTATGTGATGTGGCTACAACAGGAGTGCCGGGTACTTCCCCGCCACCAGTAAATCCTTTTTCTGTATTTCCCATTCCACTGGACAGTCCTATTGCGACGCTAAGAGAAGCAGCAGGCGTAACCGCTCCGGTTTGAGTAGAGTATGTATATTTTTCGGCTGTAGATGAGTTGGACACCGACGGCGGAGACACTCGGCCGCCCATGGTGAATCCTTTAGTTAAAGAACCTTTCCAAAAATTTGATTTACCATAACCATCGGCTGCTAGTCGAATAGCACCAGAAGCAACCCCATACAAACCTCTTACTGCGGCAGAACCTAATGCTCTTGTTGTATTAGTTGCTGCCCCTAATTCGGTGTTAATCGCAGCAAAATTGATTGCTCCGCTACTTGGAAGAGGCATTATTGTTTCCCTTCTAGACTATTTACCTTATCAGATAAAAATTCGATCTGTTTTTGTTGTTCTTTGATTGCTTCTATTAGAAGCGGTACTAGTTTGTCATATTGAACGGTCTTATAATCTTCACCAGACTTAGATACTTCTTTACCATCTACATACCCAGTATCAAATGGTGCTCTTTTGACAATTTGTGGAAGAACTTCCTCAACATCTTGTGCAAGAACACCAACATGTTCTTTGTCGTCATCATATCCAAAACTTTTTGCAAGGTCGTTATTTTTATATATAACACCAGATAATTGCATCAATTTTTCTAGTGGTGATTCAATTGGTGAAATAACGGTCTTTAGACGTTTATCAGAGAAGTAGGCGGTGATTTCGTTTGTTGCTCTAATTTCGCCAGCAGTACCTGACGCAACAGTATTAACACCAATTGAATTAAATCGTGAATTTTGTGTCGTGCTAGTGAATGTTGCGGCAGAGCCAGAAATTGAACCGGAAGATGTGATATAACCACTAGGATTGGTAGAGTTATATGGTGTATAACCAAGCGCCGTTGTTACTTGTCCTGAGGTAATAGAACCTACGGTATCAGCAAAACCAGCAGAAATTTTTTGCCAAGCGCCGAGAGTATTATTTTCATTATATCTAATAGCAATGTATGGTGTAGTAACGTTTCTTGGATATGCTATTTGCATACCATATGAACCAGCACCTGTTGCAACATAATCATTGCCTAATCCGATATATTCAGAATAATATTGAGAGGCACTATTAACACCAGGACCATTACCTGATCCTTGAATAAATCTCCATCCAAAGTTATAAGAAGGATTTGTAGCATCAAATGAGGTTCTTGTAGAATGAATGTCGCCCATGTTATTGAATAGACGATGTTCGTCTGTCATATTATCAATAATAGAAGCACTTAAAGTGCCACCTAATGTCAAGCTACCTGTTGATGTGACAGTTCCGGATAATGTTAGTCCAGATACTGTACCTGTTCCTGAAACTGAGGTTACACCAGATGAAGTAACATAACCAGCAGAGCCAGTAACAGACGTTACACGACCATAGGCATCTACAGTAATAGCAGAAATGCCGGTTGAATAAGTTGCTGCACCAGCACCAGCGGTTGCCAAGTCAATTGTTGGAGCAGTACCACCAGAACTTGTAATACGGCCAGTTGTACCAGAAACGCCCGTGACTGTTCCTGTACCATAACCTGCTGAACCTGAAACAGCACGAACACGACCATATTCATCAACTGTAATAGAAGATATACCACCCGATACAGCAACGTTAGTAGCAGTTGAATATGTAGCAAGAGAAACTGTACCGGTTGTGGTAATAGTACCACCTGTAAGACCGACACCTGTAGCAACGGATGTAACGCCGCCGCTTGTAACCGCTTGGTTTGCTGCGGCAGTAACACGACCAAAGGCATCAATTGTAATGACAGGTATTGCAGAAGCACCACCATATGTGGTTGCTGTAACACCAGATGGTGATTGTGTGATTTGTATCGAATCGTTTGTTGCATTAGGAATCAATACAATGTTGTTTGATGATGAAATTGTTAATGTATCAGCGTTTGATACTGCATCCAAATTTGTACCACCAGCAGCAACTCTAAAGAATGCCAACTGTGCAGATGTGTTGCCTCTGGTAAATGCTGCGTTAGTAACAACCCAGTTCTGACCTAATTGTGTGATGGTCGAGTAAGTCGCTGCGGCATAGGCATTTGCACTATTAGCCATAGCACCAGCATAATTATTTGCGGCTGTAGTGGAGGTATTGGTATATGCTCTTGCCGTTACCAAGTTGGCATCTACAATGGTCTGTGTCCAGGCATTACCGGAGTTAGCCATAGCACCAGCATAATTGTTGGCCGATGTTGCTACAGAATTTACCTTATCAAAAGCACCATTAGAATTGTCATAAGATGACTTGATCCATACAATAGCATTAGCACCACCTAGTGTCAAGTTACTAGTATTGATATCTGCAACCAATACGGCATTGACCATATTGTTACCACCAGGAACAAATGTATTGTTGGCTGGTTCTTGATCATAACCATTGAATAGATAGTATTGCTTATCGGTAGCATCACGAACAAGACCAGTATGAACATTAGCACCAGTGGTATTGCCGTAGTTAGCAATGAAACCAATATCTAAAAAGTCTGTGCCAGAATAGTTGTTAGCAGCAAGATAGATTAGGGAATCACCAACTGACAGGTTGTTTGATGAAATAATTGTAGAACCACCAAGTAAAGTTAGATTACCGGTGATTGAAAGATTGCCAGTGATTGTTTGTGACGCTGCGGTTAGTTTGATATATGTACCATCAGCATATGTATTGGCAGAGTTAGCCATAACACCAGCATAGTTATTGGCTGCTGTAGTGGAGGTATTGGTATATGCTCTAGCAGTTACTAATAGAGTATCAGAATATGCATTTGCAGAAATTGCCACGGAAGATGCATATGTATTAGCATTTACACCAACTGACTCTGCATAGGAATTGACAGAGTTAGCCATTGCACCAGAGTAATTGTTAGCAGCAACAGCAGTATTAGCAAGGTTATTAGCAGTAGTATTTGATAAACTAAAGGATGAATTAATAACACCAAATGCACTATTGACCGCAGTATAAGTGGTGTTGGTAAGACTATAACCGGCATTAGCGGTTGTATATGCCGTATTAGCAGTATTGAAAGCAGGAGTTACCTGAGGTGCTACGTTATTGGCGGCAGCAAAGGCCGCCGCTGCATTGTCTGCCACACCATAAACAAATGTATTGACGCTGTTGGCAAAGTTGTAGGCAGAGTTACCTATCACATACGCTGCGTTGGCCGTATTAAAAGCAAATACAACATTGTTAGCCGTATCATGAGCCGAATTGGCTACACCAAATGCGCCGTTTGAGTTTGTATAGGCAGCATTTGCCTTATTGAAAGCGGGAGAAAAGTCAGTGACGATGCCAGTAAGAGCCGCACCATTACCTACAAAGTAAGTGGCACTGACGTTAGCAGCGGCTACTAGATCATTGACATAGGCTGTATTAGAGGTAACATTAGCGACCAACACATTGTTACCAACAACGAGTCCATGACGGACTCTAAATTCTTTATTGTCTGACACCCAAGTTCCCTTTCCCTTAGGATGATGTTATCTAGCCGCTAATTTAAACCTATAGAAGTCCACTACAGTGTTAGCATTGGCTGAGTTAATAATCAAGTTCACGTTGGATGAATAAAGATTGGCACTAACAGTATATAGTTCGGAATTGCCTGTAAAGATCGTTCCGTATTCGGTTAAGAAAACATTTGCTCCGTTATGTGTAAGTAGAACTTCTGTAGAATGAACGTTTGAGGAACTTACACCTTGAATGATATACTTTGCTGTTCTATATGTATTAGCAGAGAAGCTATCTATGACATATGAAACTGTGGCAGTACCAGTGTTAGCATTGCCTGTTAGAACATCAGCAAGAGCGACATAATCAACTGTACCACCTGATGGTGATGTTTCAACCCACTGACTTGAATCAGCGTCAGTATAGTAGATGTATAGACGGCCACCAACTGTGTCCCACCAAAGAGCGCCGGCTGAACCGACTGGAGGAGTAGGACCAACATTGATAGTTGCTGCGGATGCTGCTAGATTTGCCTTATCAAATGCCGCATTAGCTACCGTAAAGGCAGCATTGGCAGTATTATAACTTGGTGCTACCTGAGGTGCTACGTTATTGGCTGAATCAAATGCAGCATTGGCTACATCATATACAAACTTTAGGTTTGCGCCAATCGTTAGAGTATCAGTAAGGAAGTTACCAGTGATCTCAATATTGTTACCAGGATTGATGGTAAGAATATCAGTTGGTGATGTTGATACTAAGAGAGTGCCGTTGGCATTAACGGTATAGAATGTATTAGCACTACCAGAAATCTGCTGAATGTTATTAGATGGATCTTTATAGAAGATTTTACCATCGGCATAGTTAAGCGCAATTTCACCATGTTCCAACTGGGTTGCAGTAGGAAGATGTGCAGATACCGAAGATTTCTTTAGTCTAATAGTTGTGTTGGCCATTAAAAGTCGTCAGTCTCGTTTTCCGGCTCTACTACATTAACAACTTTTAAAGCGACCTCATTATTAGCCTTCTTAGGAGGCTCATATGGAACTTTAGTTCCTACAACACCTGTCACATATGGCGCAACAGGAGTCTTTATTTCTTTAACCGCTTCCTCACCTACAGTTGTAGATTTCTTCTTATTTATTACAGCTTTTTTAGGTGAAGGAACAGATGGTACCAGCTTCTTTAGTTCTTTGATCTGACCATCCTTTTCGGCTGCCTGCTTCTTTAGATCATCAATAATGCCTAGTGCTTTAGTAAGTTCGGCATTCTTCTCAACTAACATCTTCTTGGCTTCACCGATTTGATGATTCAAAGTATCCATATGAGATACCTTGTTCTTCATATCATTGAAAGAGTTTTCCCAGTTTGTGGCATTAGCCATCGCACGGTCAACTTCTTGCTTATTGCTCAAGTGTGTGTTTAGTTCATTCTGTAACGAAGCAATAGCGGTATCCTTCTCCTTTACTTGATCTTCCAATACTCTCAACTGTGTCTTTGTTTGTAGCAAAGTGTTGATGTATTCATGCACCATAGTCATGGAATTTTCAACGTAATAATTTATATACTTGTTTGGATCACTCATAGTTTAGACTCCACTTATATGAGAATTAGAAACCGCCTCCGTCTAGGATACCAAAGAATGGTACGCCTGATGCGCTGGCTTGTAGCACTTGTCCTTCTGTACCAGCACCAGTAACCTGTAGAGGACCAGTTGCATTACCGAATAGGACACCATTGGTCGTGAAGGTTGTGTTACCAGTACCACCCCATGGCACGCCGATTGTATTAGCAGTCCATGTGCCGATTGTTACGTTACCTAGACCAGTGATATTGCGGTAGTTACCAACAACTAGAGCCTCTGGAACAGTACCAGTGTTCATGTAAGAAGCGTTAGCAGCATGTTGATCAGCAACGTTAGCTGTATTGAATGCTGCGTTGGCTACAGTGTAACCAGCATTGATTGATGTATAAGCTGCATTAACGACAACGTATGCAGCGTTTGATGATGTATATGCAGCATTTGTAACTGTGTAGTTCATATTTGCCATTGTATAGGCAGCATTAACTACATCATATGCGGCATTAGTTGTAAGATAGTTCTGATTGGCCATTACATATGCGGCATTAGTTACCGTATAGTTCATGTTTGCCATTGTATAGGCAGCGTTTGTGGTATCGAAGTTTGTCTTGATCCAAACGTATGCGTTAGCGCCGTTAAGTCTTAGATTGCCAGTGATGATATCGGCATTAAGAACGGCTAGCTGGAAGCCGTTGGCCGTAGGATCGATATGATTGTTATCAGGTTCTTGGTTATAGCCTTGGAATAGATAGTATTCTTTAGTAGAATGCTCACGATAAAGACCGGTATGTAGATTGGCTGAACCGTTATTATAGTTGGCAACAAAACCAATATCAACAATATCGGTCGTATAGTTGTTACCTGCCAAGTAGATCATCGAATCAGAAACTCTTAGAACTTCTGCATCTACTACGAAAGTGTTGCCAGAAAGTGTAAGGTCGCCGACGATATTAACATTACCAGTGATTGTACCACCAGCAGATGCGAACTTGGTATTAGCTAGATCAAATGCAGCGTTAGCAACCGTATAGCCAGCATTAGAGGAGGTGTATGCGGCGTTAGTTACAACGTAGTTAGCATTTGCGGAAGTATAGGCTGCATTGAGAACTGTAAATGCAGAGTTTAACTTATCGAACGAAGCGTTAGAAACAACATAGTTGGCATTAGAACTTGTATAAGCAGCGTTAAGAACTGCATATGCCGCATTAGTTGTGGTGTAATTCATGTTTGCCATAGTGTAGGCAGCATTGACTACACCATAAGCAGAGTTGATTACATCAAAGGCTGCATTAGACTGATCTAGGAAATACTTACCACCAATCGTGATAACGTCCAGACCATTAGCAGAACCAATGAAAAGTTTGCCAGACTGATATGAATAGGCTAATTCCGCTTGCTGGAGCGAACCGCCAGGTGGCGTTCCGGTGGTACTAGAACGCTTGATTTGAATGATGGTATTTGACATGCCTTAAAAATCTCCTCCGTTTACAATAGGCAGTTCTCTAATAACAAACTTTCCTGTTGCCTGGTCGTAAACAACTGTATTGGTGTTAGCTATATTTGTTGCATTAACATCTTTTAGTTCTACAAGTGTATCAATATTTGAGGGTAATGCACTACCACCACCACCAGTATTTATGGTGATCCTATTCTTAGGTGTCGTAGTGACGTTAACCTTAGTTTGCTTAGGTGTAATCTTGATTGACATATAACTTATCCTGTGATGGATGGTGTTACATGGACAACGCCTTCAATCAATCTTGAACGAGTATTACCTACATTAACAATAGTCAAAATGTCAAAGAAATACGTTCCGACCTTTAGGTTGGCTGTATTAGCTGCTGACATTGAAATGAAAATCGTACCGTTGCTATTTGCTGTATCAGTGGTGCATACAAATGATGCAGATGCATTAGGAGATACTAGAGACCTCTTGAGGCTTCCTCTAATAGTATAACCGTTCAAATCTTGGGGCAAGTTTGTGTCATCATCGGTGATATCGATGGTAGTATAGAAGTCTGCGCCTTTGTCTATGTATAGTTCTACATACTCGGACATTTGTTTCCCTTTTGCTTATTTAGACCTTCTCATAATAAGCAATTCCTTTAGTATTTATCTAAACTTGGGTCCCTCTACCCAGATAACCAAAGACTTTCTGACTCCAGATGTGACAGGTGCTACCTTATGAGGAATGAAAGAAGGAAATGATACAATGGTTCCTCGTTTCATGGCAATCGTAATAGCATCTTCTTCTTTACCAGTATTGATCAAAAACTCACCACCAGTAAAATCTTCGCCAGGTGTATTCAGCAACATAACTAAACTTAACTTTCGTGTGTCACTGTTCTTAGTATTACCAAGATTTTCATCATACAATAAGTCAGTGTGCCACTCAAACTTTCCGTCTTTATCATATGTCGTGTATTGTATCGACTCATAGCCATGTAGATCGAACCCATAATAGTTGTTATTAACTCTATTGATCACATGGTTAAACTTATTGTAAAACCATTCTGTGGTATCATCTTTACCGATAAATGCCACTTTAGAAATTCTAACCTGATTGACATACTCATCGGTAACAATCTTGGCATCATTCAATTCTAGAGTTTCACAATAGTTTGCTATATTACCTATCTCCGAATCATCAAACACACCATCAATCCAAAAGTTAGAAGGTGTCATCCTTCTTCTCATAAACAAATCATTTGACACTTCACCATAACGCATTGTTATAATCCTTAAAGAGGAATAGTTGTTCCTGTATGAATTGCATGAATAACTAGATTGGCAAAAGCTGACGAAATCTTAGGATCACTGTTAGCGTAATCAAAGATGCGAACAGTTTCGGTTATATCAGCATTAACATTTGCTACTGCCTGTTGACTTGATTCCAGACGCAAGGCTTCTACATCTTCTAGTGTAAATGTTCCTGTGTCACCAACATGTTCTTTTAGTTCTGCAAGTTTAGTATCAACATTAACATCAACAATACTCTCTTGCAATTTGAGCCAATCGATAGGTGCTCTTAGAATGATGTCTTTTACAATCTGTTCATATGATGGTGCTGGTGTTTCGTAAATGCTCATGAACACATCTGTTCTGGTTGATAGTGGATAACCATCAGCGTTTACTTTTACAGTACCATCTTCATTGAAGGATGTGGCCAAATCCATTTCTGTTACTTTGTCTGTCCAATAGCGAACAAGAATGCCATGCTCTGATGAGTCCGCTTTAACTATTCTGTATCCTAGATTCATTTCTTATTGTTCCCTTTAAGATACTGGCCCGTTTCTTGTGCCTTGATTGATATATCTGATGTTTGTATTGCCTGTGATAGCATTGCCTTGTGAGCCAGATGCACCTGCTGAACCCGTGGATCCTTGTGCGCCGCCTGGTCCTGTTGGACCTGTAGAACCTGTAGGTCCTGTAGCACCTGCACCACCTCCGGCTGCACCAGCATGACCGCTGTGAGAACCGCCACCATGTCCTGCATGTCCGTGTCCTCCGCCGGCGCCAAAGCCACCGCCGTGACCACCTGTACCACCTCTAACATGACTGTGGTTGTTGTTTCCACCGTAATCGGCGTGACCACCGCCACCACCAGCACCGTTATTACTTGCACCATGGCCGCCGCCTGGGCCACCGCCGCCTGCGCCATGGCCGCCTGTACCTGCACCACCGCCACCACCGCCACCACCGGCAGTAATATGGCCACCGTGATGACCTACGGCGTAATAAACATAAACGTGATGACTACCGTAGCCGTGTGCAGCACCGCCGCCTCCGCCGCCTCCACCACCACCAGAACCACCAGGTCCTCCTGAACCGCCTGGTCCTCCAGATCCTCCTAGTCCACCAGGACCTCCAGGACCTCCTGATCCGCCAGAACCACCAGTAATTGTGTTATTGTTGTTTAGAATGAGTGCTGTTCCAGTCGCAGCATCGGCTTGAAATGATATGCCGCCTGTACCACCAGTTCCTCCAGTACCACCAGGTCCGCCTGTGCCGCCTGTTCCTCCAGGACCACCAGTTCCGCCTGTTTCGCCAGCGCCACCACCGCCTCCATGACCTGCACCAGATGTCGAGGCACCAGAAGCATGAGCACCACCGCCACCATGGCCGCCATGTCCTGCTGAACCAGATGAACCTGTAGAGCCTGTAGTACCTGTGTCACCAGTTGTTCCTGTTGTACCAGTTGCGCCGGCTGTTCCTGTTGAGCCAGTAATCGTTGCATTGTTTTCGATATAGAGCAATGAACCACCAGTCCATGACGAACTAGTTTTGAATGCTGGTGTAGAAGGATTTGACGAACCGATATTAGCATTAACGAAACAGAAAACATTAAGAGGATAGGTTGGATTACCCGCCTGTGTATATAGATCAACATTGTTCGTTGCTGAACTAATGTTGATGATCTTAGTTGGTCTTAATATCGGAAATACAAACATTCAAGCAACTCGCTTATCTAACGTCTGGTAGGAATGAACCGTATAGATTTGTGCCATCACATACGAATGAGAACAAGTCACGACGATTTGCAGCCGTTGTCAGGATTGGTGCGACACCAGCTGGCCATTTGAATACAGCATTCCATGTTAGTGTTCTGCTGCCAGTACCATCCTGTATCACATGTAGTATATATGTACCAACTCTGAGGTTAGTTGGCGCTGCAATTGTTCTATTACCACCAAGTGTAACATATGCAACCTGTCCAACTGAAACGTCCCAATTGATTGTGGCACCATCAGTTAGTGTCTGATTTCTAATGTTAGCATTAACTGTAACCGTACCTGTGAATGTAGGGCTAGAAATTGATGGTGATGATAGAGGTGCATAAGTGGCAGCGGCAAATGCATTTGCTGATGCGCCTACTTGCTGTGCGTATCCATTACCAGATGCACCGATAGATGTGGCTACAGATAGTGCATAAGCATTTCCACTAGTTGCCATTGCAGTAGCATAGGTATTACCAGCAGCACCAACTTGAACTGTATATCCATTAGCACCAGCAGAAACACCGTTAGCTTTAGCAAATGCAGCGGTTGTATTTTGAACTACTGATTCAATATCAGAGTTAGATGCAATTCTTCTATAGTTAGTTCCGTCGTTTGTAAATTCCCAAACGTCAGTTGCTTCATCCCATAGTAGTGCTACGTTAGTTGATGAACCACGATTGATTTCAATACCAGCATCTTGTGATGGTGCCGTACCTATTGGTAGATCAGCATTTAGTGTGATAATATTATCACCAACATTTAGTTGCTGTGTATTAGCATAAGTTGTGACGCCAGAGATCGTTAGGTTACCAGTAACTACTAGATCACCACTAACAGTGTCACCAGCTTTTCTTACATACGTTGCAATTGAGAATGTGTTTACTGCGTTGGCTACAACACCAGCTTGGTTTGCGGCAGTGAAGCCAGCATTAGCAGTACCATATGCTGCATTAGTAACTACATAGTTGGCATTTACAGAGGTGTATGCAGCATTCAATACCACAAAGGCTGCCGACAGGCGGACGTTATCGGTGTTGGCTTGTGTATAGACTGAATTAGTAACACCAAAAGCTGTATTCAAAACACCGTAGATGCTGTTTGCTCTACCGAAAGATGCGTTACCTACAGTGAAAGATGCGTTAATTAGGTTATAATTATTCTGATAATCGGCATAAGCATTAGCAGCATTTGATCCCAATGTCATTGCTAGGCTGTATGCGTCATTTGCTTTTGTAAAGCCTGCGTTAGCAGTAACATATGATGAATTAGTTACCGTGTAAGCTGATGCAACGTTAATGTTAATGTTGTTTGCAAAGTCATAGATGCCGTTAGCAAAAGTATATACGGAATTGACACGACCGAAGCCTGAATTGGCAACAGTGAATGCACTATTCGATACGACATAGTTGGCATTACCAGAGACAAAAGCCGCAGACAGGCGGACGTTATCTGTATTAGCCTGAGTGAAGGCGGCATTAAGAACAACATAAGCCGCACTTAGTCTAACATTGTCGGTATTTGACTGGGTGAATGCTGAGTTTAGCACAACATATGCGGCTGATAGTCGAACGTTATCTGTATTTGACTGGGTGAATGCTGAATTAGTGACTACATAGTTGGCATTAGCTGAGGTATAAGCTGCATTTAATACGTTGTATGCCTGTGTAAGTCTAACGTTATCTGTGTTTGACTGTGTAAAGGCTGCATTGGTTACTACATATGCTGCGGATAGTCTAACATTGTCGGTGTTTGATTGGACATAAACAGAATTGGTTGTCTGAAACACCAAGTTCATCTTCTCATGCTGTTCATTAGCATATAGAATGATCTGGTTTGTTTTGACTCTCCACTGATCAAATGTGTCAGTAAGGTTTACGTTTGCTAATCCCATGTTACTTTACCAGTCCTTTTAGAAGTTCTTTAATTTCTCGTAAGTCTTCCTTGATTGAGGATACTTCTTCTTTTACGGTGTCTAGTTCCCTGTCTCTTGTTTTTCTAGCCTTGTATGCAGCAAGAGATTTATTATCTTTATTTATAAGAAATCCTTCGGGGCTTCTGTAGATGCCTGGAATGTCTGTTTTAGCTTCTTTGCTCATAATCCTACTCTAGCATTTAGCAAATCGGTTATAATTTTACGTTCGTCATATGCTTCGATATCTTCTTCTCTATCTGTGCATCCATGAAACTCGGCAACATACTTTAGAGCCTGTACCCATTTAACTGCTTCATCGGGATGATACCCCATCATTCTTACAATCTTTTTAGCAGTAGTATCAATAAACTTTGGTGGTATAACTACACAACCTAGGCAGATATGATGATCTGTAATCGTTACGTTATAATCAAACCCATAACATGCCTTAGGTTTTCTGGTGACTACACTGTTAGCATATACTTTCAAGGAATCGTATATATCAGCACCACCATATACTTTAGCGTAGTTTAGAACCTCTGCATTGTTACGAACGATGGCATCACCATAAACCTCTGAGTAATCATAGACCATGGCATTATCCATTACTTTGACTTTACCATATACTTTAGAGTGTCCGCTTACTCTTGCATCACCATAAACTTGTGCTTCTTCATATACCTGACAGTCACCATATACTTTTGCTCTACCATATATCTTGGCGTTGCCATATACTCTAGCATAATCATTGATGATAACGTTCTCTGATACTCTTGCTTCACCATATACCATGGCAAATGGACCGATATAACAGTTATCGTCTACCTTGGCAGTTTCAGCAACCCATCCACCACCTCTGATATGCTGATGGGCGGGAACAGGTCCCGCACCATCTTGAAAGTCTATATCTACTTGTTCAACAAAATCACTTGAATCAAAACGAATTTCCATTTGTTCTCCATTACATTTGTAGAGCAATAACTCTTAGGTCACCGACACGTGGAACAATAGCAGAATTGAAGCCGTCGTTTAGTAGACCAATCTTAACTGCGAAATACTTATATGACTGATAAGTAACGCCAGCGTCAGTAGTATAGCTTAGAACATTAGCAACGCCACCATTTAGTGCAACTGGGCGACCGATTGTGGAAACAACAGTGTTACCAGTAACGATGCCACTTGAATTAACAACGTTTGCTGTTTCGCCAGTAGAGAATCCTGTGCCACTCATTACATAGATTGAGCCTTCGATGGCTGATACCTGTGCAGAGTTAGCAGAAGATAGTCCAGTTAGTGTATCACCAACATTGATTGTTGTACCAAGTGTATTTGTCACAGTTAGTCTATCAATAGTTGATGTAGGTACGAGATATGTGTATTCGATAAAGTCATTTCTATCATCTAGTGATGAATACTTAACATCGCCTGTACCATCTTTATATAGTTCTACCCATGGTCTATTGTCAAATGCTGTGTCATCTTCGGCATTTAGTGCCTTGAGCCATACCTTTACATCTGTTCCTGGTGGACGATATGCAGCAATGATAACTTGAATATCCTCTGCGTCTTGTCCTTCTGCTAGTGTAACAGTCTTTGAGATATACTTGTTAAGTAGCAGACCGTGAGTTGGATAAGTTTCACCACGGTAATCATTGTTGATGATATTGTCAAGAATGATAGAATGTGTTCTGTTTGTATCAACTAGTGGTGATACGGCATTAGATGATGAACGCATTGTTACTTGAACGTTCATTGACTGACCACCGGAGAGTAGAGCGTTTTCGTTTGTTCTTGAAAGAACGCCCTGCTCAGTCTTGAAGTAATGAACTTCTGATGGATCAACATCAATAAAGTTACCAGGAACACCAGCGATAGATGTTGTCTTGACTTTGAACTGGATATCAGTATTCTTGAATGACAAGAATGATGGTTCAAAAGTCATTGACGAATATCTAAAGTTAGAGATACCTTCGATCTTCTCAATGAAACCACGCTTGCTCCAATCAGTAGAAGCAATAACGTAATCGCCGTTGACGAAGCCACCACCAGAGCCACTTAGATGTAGCATTGATGTATCACCATTGATGTAGTAGTTTAGGCTACCACGAGCATTGGTGATATCGGATACAGTTCCGAAGATAGCTTTTGATAGTAGTGTAGTACCATCTAGAACATAGAAGTTCTCACCCTGGATGTAACCAGTGTTTGAACAATGAACTAGTCCGCCTGATACGTTAACAACGGTGCTGTTCTGGAATGAAACGTTACCGTGAATAACGTCACCGATAGAAATCGATCCGCCAGTCAAGCCAGAAACGGTTATCTTATCACCAGACATAAATGTTTCGCCATAGTTGCCATCGAAGGTGATCGTTTCGTTTCTAACGAATAGCTTTTCGATTGGCTTATTGGCTAGATATGCAACGCCGTCTGTGTTCTTAACGAACTCTGCACGATAGAACTTGCAGGTTAGATCGGTGTCTGGAATGATATCCCAGTTGGTGTTGTTGTTTGTCTGATAGAATGTACCAGTACCACGACGATCAACAACCTGACCGAGACCATTAACATCTGTCTGACCAAGTTTAGATACCCAAACATATAGATCAGGGTTAGCGTTAATTGGGTGAATAATAAACGCATACTGTGTATCGTTATACAAGAACACAGGTGCCTGGAATGTTACACGGCAAGGATTGCTACTGCCGTTTGTTGAAATTGGAACTGCTGCTGGATTATTGAAGAATACTTCTGAATAAGGAACAGTATTTCTAGTGATCTGCTGACCAGCATCCATTTCACGAATTTCACACCAGAAGCCCTTTGTACCAATTCTTGCTACGAAGATATCAACACTTGTTATGAAAATACCTTCTTCACCATTAGGCGCTTTGGCCAAGAATGAATAAGCCGCACAAGAATGTGAAGCTGGTGCTGGTGGTGGAGGAGCAGCAATTGATTCCCAATCTGATGATGGGAAGTCTTGAACAACTTTTTCAGTATGGTAAGAAACAGTCTTTGTTGTTAGAATTGAACGCTGCTTCTTAACGGCTGTACCAGATGCAGTAAATGTAGCAGCACCACCAGTTGAGATTTCATCTGGGATATCTGATCTAGTCTTTACTACGTTTGGATCAACTGGATAACGGCTGTCAATAACCAACATGCTACGCTCACCAACACGGAACTGACCCTGTGTTACTTGGAACTGGAAGTTTAGAGCACCGTTAGCGTCAGTAACTAGGTCAGTACCGAATGATGACCATGGTGTTAGTGAAGATGGTGCTGGTAGTGTGGTGTTAGATGCGCTTGTTGTTCCCTTTGTCAAATCGATAACTGTGTTTGGTGATAGACCAAACTGACCGTTCTGAATGATCCAGCCAAACTGATTTGCTGTTAGAGGACGGGCATTGTTAGCAACTGATACGTTATCAAAGTATGGCCACATGCGAGTGTATGGCTTCATACCGGTACAACGAACGGTGATCATCTGCGGACGAATATATGGGTAAGACTGAATGTCGATTACCTTATAGTCTGTCTGCACAACGTCGGCACCTGATGCTTCCCAATACTGTGTACCAGAACGATTGTTGTTATATACAGTCTCAACTGTAACACCAGGACCGCCGATTGGGTTATTAGAGTTAGCTACGCTTCTAGCTTGATCGTATGTTGAATATGTACCAACGTATGATCTGCTTGAGCCAGTGCCACGATAAACTTTATAGCCAGTGACCCACTTGTTCCATGATGCCCATTGTGTGCTGTTGAGAACATCGACAACACCTGATGTGGCATTTGCAGTAAATGTACCAAAGTTGGTTACTGTGTTACCAGAATAGCCATACTTGTTTGTGGTATAGGCATTGTTTAGATATCCTGAAGCCTGTGATCCGTAAGTGACGATTGAAACAGACTTGTTAGATAGCTGCTCATCTGGCATTAGTGTAGTATCAATCCAGATATCATTATCTGGGTATAGATTAACTGTGCCTAGGAACAACCAAGACTGACGTTCAACATTGACTTCTACGGTTGCTCTTTGCTGTTTCCAGTATTCAACTTCTGTATATTGTAGAGTTACAACAGGGCTGCTATAACGAACATTCTGTCCAGTCTTATAGTCGTATGCGATTGTTTCCATCTTATACAATGGACGAATTGACTTTTCTTCGTCATCGAATGCTACACGCTGTTCTGGATCATCAGTGTTTGATAGCGAACTATCGTTGAATGTATCGGTAAAGATACCATTCTTAAAGCGATCATTACCAGCATCGTCTTTGATTGTCATGCTGGTTGCAGAACGTTCGAGGACAGATAGTGAGGTGTAATACTCTAGGTTAACGATACGCTGTTTCAATACACCAATATCACGCATTGTAAAGCGTAGGTTTGATAGTCTCTTAGCTGAACATGCTAGATCAGGACGTCCTAGAGATACTGCATACTGTGGTGACAGTGATGGGTATGGTTGAATATTGATAGAAGCAAGAGCCATAGAGCCAGGATAAATCTGTGGCATCTGTGGATTGATGCTTGGGATACCCTTAATGATCTGGAAGTTGCTGTCTTTATCAACTACAACCAAGTCAGTTCTACCGAGATAGTAATAGAAGTCATAAGTGATCAATGATGATGGCACTGGGAACTTCATACCAGTAGCAGGGTAGTTGAATGTCGTAGTTACTGCTGGGTTGACAGGAGCACCAGCTACAGTTGTGGAGCCAGTTACAGACGCAGCCTTAACTGGTCTAAAGTCTAGGCAGTTTCTTAGATCATATGATGCACCATTGATTGGTGACTTAAAGATCGGAACATTTTCTGTTCTGATATCAGTAGTTGGATCAAATAGAGTGTCATCATCTTCAATTGGGTATGAGTCAATAGAGAAGTAACCACCACGATTAGTGAAATCAGGTGTGAAGTAATCCAACTCTACTAGCAGTCTTGTGTTTGTGTCTAGTGTAACTGTAGGAGTAATTGTTGCGTGATCATAATGCGTATCTTTCTGACCATTGCTGAACACGAAAGATGACATAACATTAGAACCGTTTGTGTTTGATGTTGGATAAACACCATCAGTTCTGGCTCTAATGCTTCTGATACGATAAACATCAGAGAAGCCTAGATCATAAGGACCTACAATGCCAGCAACGTTGTTAGCACAATTGATCTTAACATAACGGCTAATGTTTAGGTTCTTTTCAATTTCAAGAGCGCCTGATCTTACAATTGGGTAAGATACTGTGACATAGAACACGCTTGGGAATGTTTCTTTAAGATCAAATCTTAGAGTTGTATCAGTTGCGGTAATTGTGCGCTGTGAGCCAGCATCAGAACCAATACCTGTTAGAGTGATCAAGTCACCAGACTTATAAATCTTAGAAATGGTATTTGTTGAAACAACGGCTGGTAGAGCGGAATCAACAGTTAGATATAGATTGTTGGCGATTGCTGTAACGTAATAGAAATTACCATTACCAGATAGCTGGATCTTATCACCAACGTTTAGTCTCTGGAATCTTGTACCTAGACCAACTAGCTGTGTAGTACCAGCACCAGATGCAGCGGTACCAGTCTGTGTAATAGCAGCAACGTTAGCACCGCCAGATGTCTGGTTGAATGTTAGATAGATTCCCTGTGCAGCACTAGCAGATAGTGTAGTTGAGCCGAATGGGAACTTTTCAATACCAGAAGGTAGTGATAGAGTGAATACACCGTTTGAGGCTGCCTGAACCGTAGAAGCTACACCATCGGTCTGATTAAAGATGAATGATGTATCTGTCTGTGATATATCACCAACGCTACGAATTGTCTTGGTAAAGTCAGAACCAGTTCTATAGAGTAGAGTTGAATCTGGAACTCTTTGAAGAACTGCATTTCCTGATGTATCAAGAATAACATCAGCACCCATTAGAGAACTTACACCAGAGCCAGCAGCATAGATGTTTCTTACGCTTGAGAATGTATTTGAGCCAAGCATCTTAACATCGGCTAGATATACATTATATCTTGCGTCATAGCCTGGTGTTCCGCTTACATATTCATATGATAGTAGTGTAGCAGAACCAATCTTAGAACCAGTCTGTGTGGCGATTGACCACTTCTTGGTGCTAATTCTATCCTGTGCAGTATTGTATAGTTCAACTGTCTTGGCTTTGTTTAGTTCCCAACCACCTACAAGTTCATTGACAGTTACATACTGCCCCATTGTAGCAGCGGCATACTGGCCGTTAACGTTAGAGAAAGTTAAACCCTTGTCAGTTGATAGATCGTAAGTTGATAGGGCGCCGACTTGATAACCCTGACAATAGCCAGAGCCAGGTGACACGCCAACATAAAGTAGGCTATTGTTACCATCGTCGTAACGACCATAGTTAGATCCTGTATTGTCATGCTCTTTAACAGTGATATCAAGACCATTAACAACATAGTCACCAGAGTTGTCGTATGTTCTCTTAGCCATAGCATCATTGATATATGAATACTGTGTGTTGGCTAGATATGTCTTAACACGTCCTGCTTCGATGGTGAATAGAGTTACGAAGTTCTGAACATCTACAGTATCATCAATACCGACAACCTGTAGTTCTGGATTTAGTCTTAGACGATCAGCACCTGGTGCAGAGAAGTTTGATGCCTCCTGTGCAGGATCTAGTAGTGATGCGTCGGATGATGATGTTACAATTTCTTCTGAAATGTAGAAGCCAACTCTTGCGGTTGGGTTTGGGTTGTAACGATCAATAACAATTGACTGTTCTGGGAAAGCAATAAAGTGGTTCTTAGCGAATAGAACACCTGATGTAATAGTAAAGCGTGAACCAACGCCAGTATTTGCAACAGCGTCGGTGCTCTTAACAACTACACTATAAGTTGCACCATTTACGTTTGCTCTTAGTGTTTCACCTGGCAAGAATACCTTTTGAGTAGGATTAGTTGGTGAAGCTGATGTATAAGCAACGTATAGTGTTTTAGAGTTTGCGGATGACTGAACACCGTCTAGTGTCTGAATAAGTTGTGCTGTAATGTTCGATGTAACGCCAGTAATCTCAAGGCGAGTATTACCATTTGCTTTGCCTTGTTCAATTAGAGTGTTCCATTCTGACACACTAACAGTGTTACCAGTTGAATCCGTATCATTGATCTTAACGTAACGAATAGCACGACCAGCATTTAGACCATCGTTAGTTTCTAGGTAGAATGCGCCAGGGAGAACGATTGTACCATCTTTGAAGATATTGCGACCAAAACGCTGAATTTGTTCCTGTAGGGAAGTCTGAATCTGTGTTAGTTCTCTAGCCTGGACTGCATAGCCTGGCTTGAATAGGATTCGATAGAAACCCTTATTAGCATCATAATCGTCATAATAAGGTGTAACGTTAAAGTCTGTGGTTAGCGCAGTTGTGTTAGCAGTATTTGCCATTTTCTATTCTTTCCCTTAGAAACTTAGTAGGATTTTGTATTCTTCGTTCTGGTCAATTGAACGTTCGATTGGTACTATATTATCTATATATAATAGTTTTCCTGAGTATGGTAGCATTTCAGGATTTAGAACCGAGTTAACGTAACGTGATGTGGTTGATGTTGCACCGATTAGCAAATCGGATGTAGGAACGCCTCTTACATTAGTAAGTTTGATTGTAACGTTAGAGTAATCCCAAGCAGCCACAATGCCTCTGAATGTAGAATTGGCTAGGCTAGAACCCTGATATACCCATTCATCTTCATAGTAGTTTGTAGTAACGGCTGATTCGGCCATTGTAATTACTGTCAACTGTGATACGGCAGCATTAGACATAACTTTTGTCTCATCGAAGTTACGTGGATCTTCAATGATAGCAATCTGTCTGTAATCATTTTCTACAGATAGAACACCACCTTCTTGGTTTTTGATAAGAGTATCAATCATTAGATATGATCCGCCTAGTTCATATAGAGGATCTGATCCATGGCCGCCTGGTGGGTTAATAATTACTCTTGCATTAGCACCGGATCCGACAGATGAACTAATAGTTACATTTGCTAAGGTATATCTAGCACCTTTATTGTCAATGGTAATAGAGTCAATTTGTGAAGTGGTTGTATTGCGTGTAGCGAATGCATTGGCGAACAAACCATCACCAGCAATATTTACTGAAATCTGATTTGAAGTATATCCCGAACCTCTGTTGGTGAGAATAATGCTATTAATAGCACCATCAACAGCACCATCTTGAACTTGCCACTGTAGAGTGTTATCGTCAGTAGCTAGAGTTTTAATAGGCATGAAAGAACTAGTCAAAAATCTTTGCTGATCTTCTGCACTCAAGCTATACATATACTTCCAGATATACTTGTCTGGTGTCTGGAACACACCTGCTGGATTTGTTGATGATGGTTTAGCTGTAGAAGCAGCACCATAATTGTTTGCAATGCACTTATAAACATTGAAATCATCAGTGAGAACATAGAAGGCTGTGTTTGGATTCTTTAATGATCTAGAATCCGTAAGATGATCGTAAGCAACATAAACGGTATTGTTAGACCAATCAAATCTAGGAACAACATGTCTCATGTCGTTTGATGTTAGTCTCTTTCCACCAACCATATTATCCCATACTTCATAAACACTAGCTTCGGAAGTATTAGCTTGTGGTGGGCTGATATCGTTTGTCCATGGCTGCACTCTACCAAATGTCAGATATAGATTAGCGCCTGATGGTTCTGAAACCGATTCACGAAACTGTTTAGCAACATAAATGCCAAAATCTTTAGAACGAACTGAAGCCATTATTCTCTCTCTTTAGATAATATTTATAAGCCGTATCTACGGCGGTCTCTATTGAATAGTGTTTGAATTTCGTTGTTTGAAAGCACTTTATTATATATCTCAACAGAAGCAATCTTGCCTTCAAACGGTAGAGGTGGTGTGCCGCTGCGACGACCAACCATTAGTTGTTGTGTAGAGTCAGTGACACCAGTTGATGTTCCTGTCGACATGGACATAAAGGCGCCGTTTGAGTAACCACGGATATTAATACCGTCATATGTAAATGCAACAAACTGCCAGCTATTATTTGCTAGACCTGTTGTGATCACTAGTGAGTTATCAGCAGACGATGGATAGATATCAATCGTTGGGTTGCTGCCGTTCATATACAATTCATATCCTGAGGTTGACTTATCACTCTTTGTTAGAATTGTCTTATATGCTAGAACGTTTGACTGATTTACCCATGCAGCAACCGAAATGACGTTTGAAACATTCATAGTATTGGCATGTGACATGATAGCACCACCATTACTGTAGATACCCATTACACGCAAGCCAGCTGATGCAAAGTAAGTGTTAGCTTTGAGATTGGCGTATTGCTGAGTATTAGCAGCATTGTACCAAATGTTCTGAGTATCATATATCACGTTGCCAACATTGGCTGCGGTGTTTGTTGTTCCTCTTCTTGTGTCATATGTTAGATATGCAAAGTTTCCTGTAGGAACATAACTTGAGCCATTTGATGTAGCAAATTTTAGAATTAGATTTTGATATGCAATGTCTGTTGTGATATATGTGTTAACAACATTGGCTGCCACGTTGATATCATATCTTTCGGTTTCACTTCTATAAACATGCTGACCGAATAGCTTCATACCAGCAGGATGTGAAAGTTCTTTGATTGACTTTCTGTATTTCTCAAGCGATGTGTCAGACTTAATGACATATGAATAAGGCTGATAATAATCACGATCCTGTAGGAAGTTATAGCCAGATAGATGACCATCATCATTGACATAACGGCCTGGGTATGTATAGATACCAGTGATAACTGTAATATCTGCCTGTGCTAGACCGTCGCCCTGTGTAGAAAGATTTAGAGTTGTGTTTGGTTGATATCCAGCACCACGAGATAGAACACGCAACTGCTCAATACCACCAATGATATTTGATGTGGCTTCAAGTAATTCACCGTCACCGATAATTGCCACCGCTTGAACATTCGCACCATATGCATTGACGTTTTGTGAGATAACAGAAACGTTAGGTAGTGCAGACTGTATATATCCTGAACCGCCGATTGTGTAACCTGTGCGAGGTGTAAATGATACTTGCTGGATTGAACCATTGGAATCGACGATTGTAACGACACCATTAGCACCTTCACCATAATATCCATATCTGTTATTGAACTCTAGAATATCACCGACAACATAGCCGAATCCACCGTTTGCAATTTCCATTCTACCAAGAATACCCATAGAACGAACAAAGGTATTAGAGAGAACGTCAACTGATGGTAGTTCGTAATAACCTAGACCTGGGTTTGTAATCTTAACAGAAAGAACAGGACCGCAGTTTGCATACTGCCAATATATCATAGAATTGGCTACTACTGTATTGGCGTTAGGCTTCTTATAGATATCGAAAGAGTAACCACCAATATTTCCTGATAGTGCTGGTGATACTGTAATAATATTTGATTTTGTATTACTACTAGTAATTGTAACAAACTCATTGTTAGCCATGATAACGTCACCAGTCTCAAAATAAACATTTGAATTAGATGCCCAATAATCTAGGTTAACAGTTGTTGCAGGACCGATACCTGTCGAGATAATGAGATTTGATGTATTGACATAGATGTTAGCCATATTGGTATAGGCTTCACTCTGATTAACGTTTAGAGTGTTTGCGATTACATTATTAGCAACATCGATAATTCTAGTACCGATAATATCATAGCTAGAAGGATGATATGTCTCGTCCTCATTAACAACGAAGATGTTAGCAGCGGCGTCACGACCACCACCGCCAGTGAATAGCAATGCGTCGTTTGCTCTAAAGCCAGCACCTGGTAGAGTAACCTCAACCGATCTAATCTTACCTTCAAGATATGCTCTAATAACTTTAGAGATAACGACAAGACCACCAGAACCACTATTACTACTAATAGGAACAGCAGAACCTTGAACGTATCCTGAACCAGGGTTTGTTACTGTAACGGTGTAAATCTGACCAGAGAATAGATTACAAGACAGTCTCTTGACTAGGCCGTTGTCATCATAGAACGTGAAGATTTCTTCACCGTTTTCAAAGTCCTGTTCAACTGCGGAAACTTTAAGTTCTGTGACTAGAACACCGTTATCATAATACTGATCGGCAGTTTCAACGGTACAAGTAGAATTAGAATTAGCACCACGAATTGTTCTACCGATAAACAGAGAATATGCAGAACTGTTGGCAACATTATCGACCGCAAAGTCTTTAACGTTTAGTGATCTTTCTACGAACCATTTACCATCTGACGCACGAAGAATATCATCTTTAGGATAATAGAAATCAATATCCTGGTTATACAGGGCTCGCATAAGAAAGCGAATTGACTTCTCTGAACCACGGGTACGATAAAACTCCTTGGCATGTTTTAGCAACACGACCTTATCAGCTAGAATACTGTCAGGAATTAGTGCTGTGTAATTATCGTATAGCTTCTGTAGGAAGGCATGATAGTCACTTTCTTCTTCAATATAATGTTCTTCACCTTCTTGTATATCATGATCGATATCCATCTTGATTTCATCAATATCAAGAAAGCGAGGAAAGTTTTTAGTGACATACTGTAGCTGTCCGTCTTGTTCTAAGAACTTATAATAATGCTCCATGAATTGAACAAACAACTCATGGTCGGCTCTGACGAAATCAGGTACCTGTGACTTAACTAGTATAGATGTTTTGTTATCGATTTTATCGGTCATGCTGTTTCGGCTACCATGTCTAGCTGAATTGCCTGTATGTTGTTAGTGTCAATAGCGAGAATACGATTTCTCAGAGGAACAATAACGCCCTGTTCAGGAACAACGTTAATTGTAAGAACGTCTTGATCATAGAAATCGTTTGCTGGCATTGAAATAGGTGTCAATGTATCTAGAATAATTTTACCAGTTAGATAATCAATAGTGCCTGCTGCTGCATTAACGATAACCTTTTCACCGTTTGGCTTATAGTAATATGTTCTTAGTGTTCCTGTTGTTGATCTTAGGTTAACTGCTAGAACTGCGCCAGAACCCTGACTGTCGGTAATCTCAACGAACGCTCTGGTGTAATTAATACCAGGGTTTATAACTCGGACAGAAACAAAACGTCCATTGACGATGACTGGCTCAACTTCACCACCAGAACCGTCACCAGTAATTGTTAGTGTTGGTTTGCTAGTATAATTAACACCAGGATTTAGAATTGATACCGAATCAATACCAGTATAGGACTCTGGAGTTTCTTCAATGAATACGTCACGCTGAATAGCTGCGGAGTCTTTTACTTTAAGAGTTGGATATGTGTTTAGCTTGAACGCATAGTCACCCTTACGAAGCGGTGTGTTAAAGCTAATAACATATGTATTAGTTCCGCCAATCTCCATCTTGACACGGCGTTGTAGGAAGATATCGATATCAGAAGATGTAATAGATGCTTCTGACTGTTCAATATAATACTGCATCTTAGACAACTTAAAAGTTGATTTGAATGTGTATAGTTCCTGTGTGGCGTAATTGTAGATAGCTTCTTTGATTAGATTTAGAATTTGCCCTTGTGTTCTAGTTGTCAAGTTAGGATTATATCTAACCTTACCACGAATAAGAACGAATGCATATTCAGGATCGACGATATCTGGCTTAACAGTTAGAACGTTGCGATTTTCAACAAGGCTATTTTTAATTGTTTCTTTTTCTAGATTGGTTAGTGTATAATAACCCTTGGTCTTGAGAGACATGAACACTTTACCATATACGATAGGATCATTATCTTCACCACCCCAAACAGAAACAGCTTCAATGTTAGGGAAGTCTTTAGTAACGAGTGCTTCATAGTCACCAGAGGTAACAGCACGATTTTGTGAGGTGTAATAGTTAGTAGAACGGAAACGAACCTGTTCTACCGTTTCTTTATCAGAACCACCAGCAGAGGCGCTTGTTACTGTAACTCTAACATTGCTACTGAATCCTGCAATACCGTCAGCGTCAGATAGACCAATTCTTGAAATATTGTTGCCTCTAGGACCTACAGTATCAAGATAAGTTGCAATAACGATAGAGCCATTAGAAGGTCTCTTACCGATGTAGTTATCACCAAAATAAACTGTGTAATATGAGTCCTGATCTTCTTCGATGAAATATACCGTAGAGTTAGCTTGAATTTCTGAAATGTCAGCGGCTAATACATATTCAGTTGTGGTAGTATTTGATGCGGACTCCTGAACTGAAATAGTTAGAGTTGATGTATCGACGTTAGAAGATGGAATCTGAAAGCGTCTTGATGTGTTATTAGCCAGCACTGGGAACTGCATTGTAACAGCCTCACCCTGTCTAACAACTACATTGCTGAACACAAATGAACCGTTGCTCTTATATGCGGTATTAGAATGTATTGCAACGAATGGGTAATTAACTTGTTCCTTATCAGCACCAAGAAAGGTTGTCCATTTGTCTAGTGTAATATAATTGATGATCTGATCTTCATCGGGACCTGGTGTGACAACAACATTTACCATAGCCTCTGCACCACGCATAGACATAGGCACATAGTTGATCACCTTGGCGTGTGATACGATGTTCTTTCTAAGCTGCGCCGTATCAAGAAAGGCTTCGTTAGCAGCCATATTCAAGTAATATGAATTGTAATAGGTATTGTATGCCAGAATGTCTAGCATTACAGACATACCAGAACCCTCAAAGTCATAATCTTGAAAAGTATTCTGACTGCGGAGATACTCTTTTAGATTATTGCGAATAGAGAAGAAGTCTAGATCCGCAACTCTAAGTATATTGTTGGAACTTGCCATGGCTCTTAACGAATCCTTTCAAGGAATATTGTTGTTGTTACTGGTAGGTCTCTATTCAGAATAATATACTGCAAGCGAACATTGAACCCGTTATTATCAATATCAGCGGTTACATCAACTGCCTGTAACTTAACTCGTGGCTCAAAGTTCTCAATACATAGTTTAATGGCCTTCTGTAACTGAATAGCAGTAAAAGAGGTCATTGGTTCAAATAGTAATCTTCTAACATCAGAACCAATATAACTCTGAAATGGGCGCTCATTATAGTTAGTCAATATTAGATTACGAACAGCACGTTTAATTGACTCATCACCCACCTTGCGGGTAACGTCATTAGTTGATGGATTTCTGAAAAAATCCAAATCAAGGTCTGAATAATCTGGCTGTCTATTTACCTGATTGACTGACATAGAGGTCCTCTAGTTTATTATATTTATGCCGTTCTATCAAGAGCATTGATCCAAGCGGAAGCGTCGGCTTCTGCCTGTGGCTGATTTGCTCTAGTTGCTTGTCTATCTTGAATACCAGTTGCCTGATCACCTGTTAGGAAGTTAAATGATAGCTGCCCAAGACCACCGAAGGCCTGGCCGCCACCGCCTGCTAGGTTCAATAGACCACCAAGTGGATCAATATTAACACCAGATGCACCACCTACAACGTTAGTGGTAGCGGTAGCATTACCGACTGTAGTGCCACTTGAGCCTTCAATAGCAGCATGACCCTGTGCAATAACGTGGGTATCTTGTTGTGACTTAACTTCAATATTCTGTTGTGCTTGTGCCGAAATAGAACCAGCATCGGCTTTCATTTGAATACCACCTGACTCCGACTTAGTAGTAATGTCTTGCTTGGCGGTTGTAGTAATACCTTTATTAGTAGATTTTGTGGTGATTTCTTCGTCGGCGGTATGATCTGTCTTACCATCTTTGTGCATAATCTTAACTTCTTTACCACCGCTGGCATACTTCTGATCTGCCTTACCGTCTTTTGTTTCGTGGTACATATCACCCTTTTCGTTTAAGAATGACATATCACCTTCGTTAGTAACGGCAGCATGTAATCCAGAAGCACCAGCCAAGAATGTTTTATCACCCTGTGAAGCAACCGTAGTGGCACCTTTAGAAACATATGCCTGTCCACCTTGCGCCTGATAACTGATAGATCCTTCGATCTTCTTATTGACGTTCTTAGCTTGTGTGTCCATATTGCCACGAATGGCTCTATTCATATTTTTACCAGTAATGTTGATATCACCCATAACAGATAGATTGTAGTTCTTATGACAGGTGACGTTATAATCACCATATACTCTCAATGATGCATCACCCTTGACTGTGATATCTTGAGCACCAGAAATAGTCATACGATTTTCACCGAATGTTATTTCATATTTACCGTTGTGTGCTGTAATGTGTAGAGAACCATCTGGATGAAACTGAACCGCTGAACCACCTCTATGCTGAATTGTAATTGACTCATTACCTTCAGAAGCGTCCATACCGAATGAGTTACCAGAACGGTCTTTAAAGTTCCAGTAATTAGGATATTCACCAGCACCTTTACGACCACGAGCATCACCAAAGACATTAAATTCATCTGGTGTTTCTTTACCTGGGTTTGTATTTTTAGACTCTGGGCCACTTGCCATTATTAATTACTCCAAAAATTGTAAATTGAACTGATCTGTACCAGCAGCATCAGCCTGATAATGTTGCTTGCTTAAAGGTTCGCCACCTTCAATCGTATCTTTTGAGATTGATTGTATCTTCTTGGCATCAGCAGACTGATTTAGCTTCTCGTGCATTTTCTTGGCTTCTTTTTCTTGCTGTGGTGCCAAACGCTTGAACATTTCTTGCATAATCTGTGCAGACTGACCAAACATTTGCTGCATCATTGACTGCATTTGTTGGCCCTGCCCAGAGCCAGAGCCGCTTGATGGTGTTGTTCCTGTGCTGCTAGAAGGTGTTGATGAACCTACGGCAGGTGATGTGGTTGGGCTTGTAATAGTATTAGCCCATGCGTTCATGCTGTTCATTGTATTGCTGGTATAAACAGTCTCAATATGTCCGTCATAATACATATACTGAAATGCTGCACCATGAGCGGTGTCTACCTCAAAGACAACTGGTGATAATTTATCTTGACCGAATAAACTCTCGTCCCATTGTAGTCTCTGCATACCAATCATTAGGTCGTCAATAGTAGTTGCTTGCGCTAATAGACCAGCAGCATTCTCCATAAAGATAGTATAATGAACAGCACCACCTGTAGGAAATTCTACACCGTCATTTGTTTCTAGTCCTTGCACTAGTTTAGCAAGTGACTTAACGGCAGTCTGCATGTGTGGTTCTAGCGTCTGTAGAACTTCATCCATATACGATACACCGTCAGGACCTAGACCAGCGCCTGTCTTAGATAAATCGACTTGTGTTTCTGTTCCTGTATTAGGATTAGAAACGGTACTCATCATACCTGACGAAGCAGGAATACCACCGGCGGCCGATGTACCGCTACGACCATTATTCATCAACCCTTGAAACATCTGCGCCATGGACATTACCTGTCCTTGTAGCTGTTGCATCATCTGGTTATTCATCATCTTATCATTCTTCTGCTTGGCAGTAGGAATGCTTTTTAATTCTGGCAATCTAAAGCCAGTCATCTGGAACAATGCACCGTGTAGAGGCAAGCCGTCGAGCATATCTAATGAATGCTGCTCACCCTTTTCTTTAATCTTTCTAATCTTGGCGCCACGTTCTGTCTTTTCTTCAATCTGTGGAGGAACATTAACACCGATCTTTCTTGATGCCAACTCTTGCATAATGCTGCCGTCCATCAAGTTCTGTCCACCGATAGAACCGCCAGACGATCCTTTGCGGTTGCCGCTTGCTGCACCTAGAATAACACCACCAGGCTCACCCGCCTGCTTCAATACATATACGATTGTACCAGGATCAAGACCACCGCCGGTACTCATCTGTCCCATTTGTGTGGGGTTCTGTAGAAAGCCATTGAACCACAAATCGCTTAGATCATAATCTTGCTGACTCCAGCGACTAGGATCAAATAGCTTCATTGAGCCATCACGGCGCTGCGCTGGATCGGTCTTATCACCGCCAGCAATTACCATTGGTGTTATTTCACCATGGGGATGTGAAGGTGTGCTTGCGTTTCCCATTATACTATTCCCTGTCCAACTGTATTTGATACGCAATCGAGTGTAGTCGTAGCATAACCACCTTTCTGCACTCTATGAGTTAGTGATGCAACTAGATAATCACCAGACCCGTATAAATTCTGTCCTCTGTCTTTATCTTTCCATGTTAGAGAGATAACATCACCTACGCTGATATATGGATTCCATGCTACGATCATTCTAAGAGCAACTTTATCTTTTTCTAACAGACCCATTCTAGCTTGACGCTTTAATAGGTGCTGCTCGACATTTGATGGGCAACCATTTTGTTGACCGGCTGAACCTTTATTAGTTAGTGACTGTTTAAAGTTACCATTAGGGGCGCACATTTGCATACGACCACCGCCACCACCTGTAAGAAAGCCAGCGGCCATATCCATAGCGTTCATGAACGAACCTGCGTTGATATTTTGTCCTTGTTCATCTACACCATTTAATAGGTCAGATAGTAAATCAAAGTCACATGGGAACATAAACTGAATAGCAGGACGATTAAATGCGTTGGGTGTTCTATACTTCTCGTTATTATAATCTGCACCACCAGCCAAGCCAGTTTCAGAATGAAAGAATGTATATCTTGGTGCCTGTCTGGCCAAATGTGTCAATGAACGGAAGTTATGTGTAGGCTGCCAATAAGAACCGCCCTGCATAAAGTTAGCACCTTGGGCTCTATTAGAATATGTCATATAATGCACAAAAGATGGATCGTCACCATCTAGTGCCACATTGGCTTGCTGTGCAATTACTTGAAATGGGTGAATCATTTCCGCTGCATAATCACGAGCGGGTTCAGCAGTTTGAATATATGTGTTCTGAATATTTAAACAAGTGCCAAGAACCTCCTCTACAATCTTAGAAGGTGTGGTGCATTTCCAATATTTGCTTACAAGTTTCTTAGCATCGTCTAATAGAGATTGATCACATGCATGAACAGTAAATTCTTCAACCTGTGAAATATTGACTGGATGAAACTCTCTACCATCCATTCTATAAACTGTTTGCTGCAATGACATTTGATTACCATAACCATCTTCCATAGTAATCGTCATGGGCTTATTCTTGATGGCATCCCAATTCTTGAATACATCATTCTTGTAGATTTGAGATTGAAATGTCGCTGATGTTTGCAGACCTGGTGTCAATAAACTCTCGGTACAAGATACCTCTTTACAGGTAACCTGCGTATAGCTATCAGCACCACCAAGTTGTCCGTTTAGTCGGACTAAGCCACGATCAAAATAATTATCAGACATTAAAACAACTTCCTAATATAATCAGGTTTCTGTCCTGTTAGATATCTAAACTCGTCCATAATCTGGACATAGTATTCTGCTTTGATGACTTTGATTGAACGACGATCATCGTTCTTTCTATTCTCATAATCATAGCATGAGACTTCTTCACCACGAACAGTTACCTCAATCGAGTCATCACCAATATCATATGTGTCGGAACTATAATATGCACCACCAGTAGCTAGTGACTGATAATAATCGTATGGTACAGAAAGAGGATCATCGGTTATAATATCTTCATTGATTATAAAGCGAGTTTCATTGACCACATCTGTTCTGGTATTGCGTCTTTCAATGACCTTTTCATAATGATGTGCGGTTGTCTGGGATAGTTCAACTGAACCGTATTTGTCGGTAACAAACTGTTGAAATGAAGAATAATCTAGAGGCCATTCGTGTTGTGCATCTACAATATTATTGGCTAGCAGGATCATCCATGCTGCACCAGGATCGTTATAAAATCTTTCTGCAAGAAGTTCTGGTGTGTCACCATCTTCAATATCATATACAAAGTAAGATGAAATGTTATTCAATGCGTTCTGAATAACACCTAGACGAAAGAAGATATCAGTAACCAACTCATGAGAGCCTGCCTGAAAGGTGGATGTGTTGTTGATATCGTATTTGATTTTAGGAAACGAATCAAAGAAACTGCTGACTGCCATTTGTTATCCCTTAATGACCCATTCGTCGATTTTTAGTTGAACTGCTTTATCATATTCTTCTGGTAATATTCTAATAAACTTTGATCTAGTATGATCGTTTAGGTAACGATGCACGGCTTGTGGCATAATCTTGTATATTCTTTTAGTTCGTTCAAGCATAGTGATAAACTCTGCATTGTTTTTAAACCTATCACCCTCTCTCAGTGTTTGCTTAAACTCATTAACGGTTCGAACAAACAATCGACGCTCACCTGTAGGTAAGTAATGCATATTAACACCTAAGAATCCGTCTTTATATAACTTGATCGGAAACGCCATTGGGTAACGATCATATATGTTTAGAGTATCTTTGTGCTTAGGATCATACTTAAAGAAGTATAGATTGCCTACTATCGATTTACCACCTCTATCACTATTTAACAAAGTTCTATGAACCTCACCACTAGTAAGGTCCATGGCTTTATTATTAATCCAATCAGTTAGGTCTTTTTGTGAGTAGTCTACCATAACTAGTATTTATCTCACTTTTTGAACAGATCCGCTTCTGTTATTAGTTTGAAAGTCCAGCCACGGTCAGCACAAAACTCCTCGGCCGCTTTCCACTTTGCTTGATTAACACCCCATGTGACAACTTCGGTGATATATCTTTTAGTCTTTCTCTTTTGTGGTGTTGGCTCTTTAGTCTGTCCTTTAGGTTTAACCTCTAGTAGATATGTCTGCTTCTTACCTTTACCATCTACAGCCTCAACATAAAAGTCTACAAAGTATCTGTGTGGTCTGTTATCTACTGGTGAGATATATGGTATGACAATCTCCTCTGATGACCATGCTACTATATTTGAATTGGTGTCACACCAGTCCATAACTCTCTTTTCCCAGCCAGATCGATATACGATATTAGAAGCATCGCCTTTATACTTCTCTGGTTTCGTGGGTTTGAATATTCCTTGTTTGTAATCGTAAGCCATAATATACCTCGCTAAATATATGTAGCGTCTTTGGAGATATAAATGCCAGCTAACTCATATAGATTTCCATCTGATTTATTGGATTCACCAGAATATGGTGCGATGGTCCAGTTTTCAGCATATACACCACAGTCGTTTGTTCAGGCGGCAGGTGCCGCTCGTGGGTTGCTCAACGGCAGACAAATGCTCGACTCATTTCAATTGTATATGCCCGGCGGCGGACAATCAAACAATCTAAGTTTTCAGCAGGGCCATGAATATGATGAAATTAAACTAGCACGACTTGGTGCAGGTGTTGCGTCTGCCGTTGTCGGTGTTGGCTCTGATCTTATATCTGGTGCTAATGCTCTTTCTGGTGGTTTGTTTAGACGACAAATCAATCCTGGTGTCGAAGTTCTCTATAGAGGAACCTCACTAAGACGTTATAACTTTTCATTTACATTTGCACCACAAAATCAAGCTGACTCTGAAATGCTATATGGCACATCAACAGGAACAGGACTACTAAATCGTTTCAGATATTATGCTGCACCAGAGATTACAGGCATCACCAGCTATGATAGCCTACAATTTAAAAGCCCATCAGAATGGGAGATTGATTTCTGGATTAAAGACGCCAGCGGTGGCTGGAGACCAAATGAAAAGATTCCGAAAGTAGCAAAAGGTGCTTTCGTCAGAGTTGATGTTGATTATAATCCAGAAACAGAGTTTAGTACCTTTGAAGATGGTAGTGCCGTCACCTCAAGACTGACAATGGAATTTGTTGAAATGCAGATCGTAGATAAAACACTTATCGAACAGGGCTACTAATGGCATATTCAGGTAATAATCCTCCCACACAAATAGCAATCAATGATATGCTATCTGCTCTCAATGGGCAGGATCAAGTCACTAAAAGTTGTCGCTTTATCGTTAGAATCAACCCACAAGGACTATTGAGCCGACTAAGCTATTTCAATGATATTAGCAAGAGTATGATCTTTGCATGTGACGCTGCCGAGTTTCCCGGCCGTGGCTTTCAGGTAGCAGAAATGCGTTACTATGGTCCTAAGCAAATGACACCAGGTAATACGACATATGGTGACGGTATTACATTATCATTTCTTGTAAGAAGCAAGACATTCGAGCGCCAGCTATTTGACGATTGGATGGATATTATCAACCCACCAACATCATTTCACTTTAAGTATCCAGAAGATTACTACTCAACTATTGAGGTGTTTCATTATGCCGAGTTTGGTAAGAAAGATTCTGGTGTATCTAGTGCAGGTGGCAGCTATTGGTCACCCGGTAATGGTATAACATCTGCATCACAACGTAACTCACAAAGCATAAGTCCTTCTGCCAACCCAACAATTAAATATGAACCAGAAGTCATTTACGGCTGGCGTTTATTAAAAGCATGGCCTATGATGGTCAATCCTCAGCAAGTAACATGGGCAGATACCGACATTCTAAGATTGCAGGTATCATTCGCCTATAAGTATTGGGATCGTCCAGGCGATTCAGAAGGTATCGCTAAAAAGATAGCACAATAATATGGAGTTTTAGATTATGGCATTGCCTAAGATTGATGTACCAACATATGAAATGAAAGTTCCTTCTAGTGATAAGATTATTACAGTAAGACCTTTCTCAGTTAAAGAAGAAAAGCTACTGCTAATAGCACTAGAGTCAAACGATCAAAACGAAGTTGTTAATACCGTTAAGCAGGTGGTCAATAACTGTGTTGTGCGTGGTGAGTTTAACGTAGATAAGGCACCATTCTTTGATGTTGATTATCTATTCATTGCACTAAGAGCCAAGAGCATTGGTGAAAAGGTTGCTGTTAAACTATCATGCAATAACGTATTAGAAGATGGTGAGACTTGCGGTGAGGTATTCAATGCAGAAATGGATATCAATAACTGTGAGATATTAGAAGAAGATGTATCTAATGATATCAAGCTAGGTGGTGATAAGGGTGTAAGAATGAAATACCCTGGCTACGGTGCTATGAAACGCATAGACGGTGGCTTAGAGATTGATAGAAAGATTGATATGGTAATACAGTCAATCGATTTCATTTACGATAAAGATGGAACATATCCTGCTAGAGATCAGACTAAAGAAGATTTGCAGGAGTTCATCGAGGCACTGACAGAAGAAAACTTTAGAAAGCTGGAGGAGTTTGTAGATAACTTCCCAACATTCGCTGTAAGAATAGAAGCAGACTGCCCTAAATGTGGCTTTCACCATGATGTGAGGTATACAGATTTCGCTGATTTTTTTCTATAATCATGGCCTATGAAGGCTTGATGACGCATTTTAAAAACAACTTTAGTTTGATGCATCATCACAAATGGGGACTATCGGATATTGAAGGCATGATACCGTGGGAGAGACAAATATACATTGAAATGCTCACACAGTTCCTAAAAGAACAAGAGCAGAAAATGAAAGACCTAGAGAATGAGCAGAAGGCACAACTCCAATCTATGTTAAGAAAAAAGATGTAAATGGCAAACAAATCAAACTTTAACAAGCTAAGAAAAATGAGTATGGCTGATAGACGACAAGCTGTCAGTGTTAATAACTCTTTACTGTCTCAACTCACACCTACCGAGATTGCATTACTCTTCCCTGATTATTTCAAAAGAGGAACACCAGATATTGGCGGCTTTCGTGCTGCTATCTCTAAACAGACTGCCGAGAGACAGGCAGCAGCCACAAATGAACAGAATAAGAAGATTGGCTGGCTTGAGAATATGCGCCAGCAGTATAGTTCAACAACTGCCACTGGCAATCTAAAAGCAAATCAGCAAGAGGCGTATAAGGCAGCAAGAGCAGAAGGACTATCAGACTCCGCTGCTAGAATCCTTGTTGCTAATATGTCAGGTGAGTCTCTAAAGAATCCTGGTGATCATCACTGGGATCGTTTGCATATGTCACAAGGTATTGTGCAATGGGATCCATCAAGAGCAGAGAGAATTAAAAACCAGTTTGGTGCTTATCCTAAGGACATGTCTGTAGCACAACAGACTAAAGCAGCCATCTGGGAAATGAAAAATTATTATGGTAAATCATACAGTGCATTGACGGACGATAATGCACCTACCTCTGTGCGTATGAATACACTCGTATCTGATTATGAAAGACCACAAGACGTTGGTGGTGCAGTAACCGCCCGTATGCAATACTATAATGGTCTAAACATTACCGATGATTCAACTGCTACAGCAACCGATAAAGAAAGAGCAAAGCAAGGCGCTACACCTCTAGCAGGCAGTGGTGGGCAATCTGGCGGTGGCATGTCGTTTGATGTTAAGAGTGGATATGTCGTACCTAAAGATAATAATCTATATGATACAAGAAACGCCCAGCAATGTGCTACACTAGGTAAAGCATTTAATCCTAGTATCGGTAGATCATCAGGATGGACTATCGTTGATGGTGATATCAAAGCGGGTCAGGTTGTAGCAACTAAACAGTATAACAATGGTGGTGCAGATAGAACGGGTGCTGGATATCACACAGGCGTAGCACTAACAGCACCTAATGAAAAGGGTGACTTCCTATTGATGGAGCAGTATAATAACTCCGGTGGTGCTAAGACAAGATGGGTTAATAAGAATAGCTATCCGATCGGCAACACAGGACAAGCAACATCATGGGGACTCATTTCATCTAATGGTAAAGTTCATGACGAAGTATCTCAAGAGGCTCTACAGTATGGACACGGGCTAGCAACACCCGAACAAAAGAAGTCAATTGGCTCTAACTCTGGCGCTCCTGGTGCAGGTGGTGAAGCAGCGCCTGGTGTATCAGGCGAAGTCTATCAGGGTGGTGATTATGGTGGTGGTCCTGTCGATGGTCAGACTGCCTCTCTAATGCAGCCTAATGGTATGATGCCTAATCTAATGGGCAGCCCAATGAACATGATGATGGGAATGATGGGTGGTATCGGCGGTATGCAGTCAGCAACACCTCTCGGTCTTGTCACAACTGCTATGGGCTTTATTATGCCACTTATTGGTTCTTTCATGGGCGAGAGAATATCTGGTGAAGGTATGGGTGATGGACCCAGAAGAACACATAGATCACATGGCAGACATACGAGACGCCATCTAGGTGTAACACCAAGACAGACAGCATCTAGCAGTAAGCCAGCCGAACCAGTTGATACAACACCTATCGTGCATCGTAGCAGTTTAGGTGAGTTATCACGCCAATATGAATCAGGTAAGCGAGGTGTTCATACAGTTTCAACTGGTAGAAAAGATCCTGGCGGCATATCATATGGCGAACATCAGTTGGCTACTAAGACTGGAACAATGGCTAAGTATGTCAGTTCTAAAGAGGCTCAACCATATGCTCATAACTTTGCAGGTTTGACACCAGGCACACCACAGTTCAATAAGGTGTATAAACAAATAGCACAGAATGATCCTACAGGCTTTGCAAAGTCACAGCACTCATTCATTACTAGAACACACTATGAGCCAGTCTATAGACACGCAAAGAAGCTAGGATACAATGTAGACGATCCTCGTGTGCAAGAGGCTCTATTCAGTATGTCAGTGCAGCATGGTAAAGCAAATAGAATTGTTACCATGGCTAAAGGTGCTGCCGGCGGAACACCAGAGCAACAAATCGCCGCTCTATATGATGCAAGACATCAATACACAATGAAGAATAGACAAAACTTCTCTAAGAGATATGGTGCAGAGAAGCAAGACATTCTAGCTATGGATGTTGGTAGATATAATAGAGATTACCCAACAACACAAGTAGCATCTGCACAAGCAACTACACCTACAGTCGGTCCTGGTGTTCCTACACCTCCAACTGGCCCAGCAGCCACTACAGCACAGGCAGCTAGAGAGGTTACGCTCGGTGAAAGGCTTGCTAAGTTAGCACCTATTGGTTCGCAAGGAGCAGCGGCAGCATCACCTCTAGCAACCACACCTGGAGTAAGAGCAACTCCAGCAACAGCATCAACAACTGCACCTATGCCTTCGCTCAATGCTTTTGGTGAAGGTAAGAATATGTCTGCTACTGTTATGCCAGGCTCTAGTGTTCAAGCGGCCACATTACCACCTATTAAAGGAACAGCAGGAGCAATGCCAGCACCTGGACCTGCACCTGATATGTCAGCAGCACAAATGGGCGCTATGAGAAATGAAATGGCTGCTATTGCTCAACAACAAAGCACTCCGGTAATGGCACGCCAGGCATCAATGCAGGCACCACCTACACAGGGCTTCAATCCTGATCATGCAATGAAGCAGATAGCCCAGCCAATGAATACACCATCGTTTCAACGTGCAATGTTCAATGTGAATGGTGAATCAACACCAGGTGAGGTAGGACAAAATCACTTTAGTTACGGTAACGCAAGATAAAAGAAAGGGGAGCATTTCTGCTCCCCGATCATATTAGTCAGCAATCAGACGGCGAAACTCCGCCAAATCTTCATCTTCATCATCCTCTACTACAGGCGCAGCAGCCTTCTTAGCAACTGGCTTGGAGTCAGTGAATGGTGTTTCATCAGCACGAGCCTTAGCAAGATTGCGTTCTAGCATTTCCTCAGTATGTGAGGTTCTGCTAGAGGTGGCGCCGGCAGATAGACCGAGAACATCCTCAAGACGAGCCTTCAACTGGTCATATGTCTTAAAGTTCTTTGGATCGGTAATCTCAGCAAGAGAAAACTCACTCTTCCAAATCTGTTCTAGTTCGCTGTCATCCTCTGACAATGGACCTGGTGTCAAGAATGTTGATTCATCGTAGTTTGGAAAACCAGACTGACGGGTCATCTTTAACTTGAAGTTAGCACCTTCCCATAGATCAAATGGATTGACTTTCTTTTCCGAGTCAAGGTCTGGGTTCATCATCTTTGTAATCTTATCAAAGATTTTCTTACCATACTTGAATAGGAAGACCTTGCCTTCATTCTCAGGATTCTTAGGATCATTCACAACATAGATATTAGAAACATAATGCAGACGGCGCTTCTGATCACGAGCCTGCTTGCGTTCTGGTGAGTTGTCATCACCCGAAGTATTCCACAAGGTGGAGTTATATTCAGAAACAGGATCCTTCTGACCGATTGTAGTCAGAGAGTTCTCAATATACCACTTACCGGTGATCTTGTTCTGAAAGCCATGATCCCAATACTGGGCCCATGGTAGAGCATCGTCACCATCAACGGCAGGACCAGGTAGAAAGCGAATAACAGCAAGAGCATTACCTGCCTTGTCCTGTGTTGGCTTCCAGTAGTTATTGGTAGTGTCGTCTTTATCGTAGGTGGGTTTGTTGAGGTCATCTACCTTCTTGAGTAGGGTAGAAAAGTCCTTGGATTGTTTCTTGAGGTTTGAAAAGTTCATTGTATTTTCTCCGTATAACGTTGTATAGTCGTATTATCCACATCATCATAACAATAGTAGTATTATAACAGGGGCCGAAGCCCCTGTCAAGTATATAGTTAGGTATCTTTAGGTACTTTTTTAGAGATATCAAGACCCTTAGTAATATGACGGACAGTACCCTTGTGAATTTCATAGTCGTTATGGTTCATCCACAGACGATGAATATACTCGGCAGCGTCCTCAGGAGTATGTTTCTTGATTATGATTTCCATTGATTCAATAAGTTCTTCTCTCGTCATATACCTTTCTCCTTAACTGTTTTTATTATTTAGTTACCATTCCAATCAATGTCAGGATCATTCAAGTCTTCCCATTCTTGTCTAGAGATAGGATCCTTTCTCACATCTTCAATAGCCTGACACTCAAACTTTACTTCTTGTAGTGTTCTCTCACCCCATGTGCGGCGAGGATTAGCACACATAAGACAACCAGGAACACCACAGTTCATGGCATGTTTCTTGTGCAACTTGTGTTTGTTGTTGTCGTTATAGTAACCGTGATGGTTAGATTTAGCAATATCAAACTGGCGTTCGATATGGCGTTCTTTTTGTTGAAATCTCTTTTGTCGTTTAGTCTTGTCCGAGTAGTTCATATGCCCATAATACCTCCAGGAAGTATTCTACCTCTTGTGTGGGTAGATATAGTGATTGTGAGTCCTGATTCAATAGGACTATTCTTCCTTCTTCATTAAACATCTGACTGTAATAGCCGTCTGCAATCAGGAGCATAATATCAGAAGTGTTACCCTGTATTACCGGTACCATCGATCTTCTCCTTCAATATGGCTTTGAATTTGTCGGAGTCATACTTAACGAATGGTTTATACTTCCGCAGCTTCAAAGCAATTCTGGACCAAATGATATCATCGTCTCCTAAGTATTTATCAAACTTATCAGCATATGGAACAAAGTCATTCAAAATAATCGCAGACTCAATAGTAATATCTCTACGCATAACCATACTGACAACAGCAGGGTAGTCACCATCGTTAACAGCGAAAGCAGATTTACAGCCATGCTCAAAGACTTTCTCCATGTCATTTCTGAATATGTAGGAGAGAGATTGTTGTCGCTTCTGTAGTTCATAGAATGAGCCATGAGCATCCTCCTCTAACATATCGGTTATATAATGCCGATCATCTAAAAGATTTGCAACGTAGAAGTTTTTTAGTTCTTCGGCATTATATAGTTTCGCCAACTTTTCAAAGAACGCCTTATCGTTACGCTTTAGATACGACTCCTTGTTTGCACGGAGTTTGCCGTTCATCTGAAAGAAGTCATACTTAGCCTTAGTGAAATGAGTTCGCAAGGCTAAGAATAACAGATATGCTCCATAGCCAGAAAAGTGTTTCATTTTATCTGTAGGATATTATCAACTGTTTGTGCTATGAAGCCTTGATTGTCATATGGCACTGGTGCCGCCATAGAATATGCATCAACATATTCTTTTTGTTGCTGCATCGGGGGGAGTCCGTATGCATCCAACATCTTGGCCGCAGCTTCTTCTTTCAATTCTTTCAACTTCTCATAATTCAACTTCTCATAAGACTGCATCAAAATATTACCATATGATTGTTCTTCTTTTTTATCTGTTTCAAGCACCCAACCTTGATTGAGAAACCTGTTCTTACGATATATCTGATTTGGGTGTTCAAGTTGTTTATTGTTGTTCCACTTGAGGATCTTATTCTTGATGCAGTCGAAGGTCTCACGGTTGATATAGAGTTTATCTTCCGCAGGAACAAATGAAACCTTGCAATGCTTATAATCAAAGTGACTCAGTAGTTCCTCACGGGTCTTATACTTGGTGAGAATATACTGTGCATCTGTTTTAGTATTATTGATAACATCAACAATGTTTTTATTGTGCATGTATGACATCATTTCAGATCGGCGCCATAGCGGCCGCTGCTGGCGCTCGGTCAAGTTGTTATAAACATCAACATCATTGTTCAGAATAAAGATATCAACGTCCTTGAAAGGTGTGTTTTGTAAAACGCTTGTAAAGAAACCACCAGCAATCACGACATTGCGAGTGATACCATTCCACAAAAGGCTACGGGTTCCGATTAGAGTTTTGATATGGTTCTTTGCTTTTTCAATATCATATACTTCATATTCACTAAACATCATATCACCATATTAGAGAGGGAGTTGGGAGGTGTTTGATTTCTTAAGGTAGTGGAGGTCTTCGGCTTCTAATTTTATCTTAGATTTGAGAACGCCAGAGATAAGTTTGGCGGCTGTCTCTAGTTCAAATCCTGTTTCTTCACAATACATGATAACAGCATCGATATAAGGAATGTCTTTCATATAGACCATTTCCTCAATCTGCAAACTGAATTTCTGAATGTCGTCGGGCGTCATACGAACATACCAAAGATGCCTGAAAGAAGCGATATTGTAACTGCGGATGCGATAGTGATTTCGATTACTCCTGTTGCCCAGTATCCTAGAATAGCACCTAGAAACAAACCGGCAAAGGCACAGATATAGACGTTGGCGCTTAGAGCAAAGTTAAACTCACGCATACCAGTGTATTTGTCTTTCTCACTCATAATATATTCCTTTTATTAGCATGTAGAGGCTAGTGCAGCATAGGTCATGATTGGTAGTATTGTAGCAACAAAGATAAAGGCTGTCAAGTAGATTTGAAGGACTTTGATCATGGCTTTCCCCTCTCATTGGTATTTATAATGAAAAAGGGGAAAATCGTGTGCGATGGAACACATAGCGGGCCCGTTCTGTTTCGAGGTGGAGCCCATACCCAAAGGATTACGCTGCTAGAGCGAAAGCCTCATATGCATTGTTGTCGTTTGCATTTACGATTTGCTTTCGGTCTCCTTACGACCTTACTGAATCCTGTCGAACCTGATTCCGGCCCATCATAAGCACTACCCGATTTACATTCCCCCGCATACGTCATTTTCATGGTGCGGCTAATACGCAAGTGCTTATGGTGGACCGGGTGGGAACTGCCCCCACGTCCAAGAAACCTATGTTTCGTCTCTCAACGACCTAAGCATAGTATTTATAACATATCAGGAGTTTTTTGTCAAGCGATATCTTTCAACTATACCTGCCAGCTTATCTTTGTCCGCTTTGTTGCTTATCGTGGCTTGGTTTAGTTCGGGATCATATATGACATTAGCGGTGGGTATCTTACCGTGATAGAACGAGTCGATATCTTCCACGATAAACTTACCCATCTTATACGTTTTCGAGTCTGACGTTAGAATATACAACTCATTATAGACCTCGTCAATATAAATCTCAAACGCATATCTGGTATTATAATGCTCAAGTATCTCCATAATATCCACTGGATTGATATCAATATCGTTTAGCTTTTGCAGTCTGTTCTTACTCTTGAAGTAATAGCCATCGGCTCTTTCTTCTACAATGTCATCAAAGACAACCTGATTGTAAGGTGTGCTAGTATGAATACGACCATCAATGACCTTTGTATCATAGAAGCCTTCTGTAGGATATCCCAGATATCTAGGATCAAACTTATCTACAGTATCCTTATCAAGCCATGTCATGAACACTGGACCACATACCTCACTACATCCAAATGGGCTGTTAATGCTTTGTAGCACACTCTCGCTGATAGCAGCACGCCAGTCAGGACTAATGAATGATAGTATCATAATGTTAGTATTGGGTAGCTTGATATCTCTTGCTCTTAGGTGTTTGATAAACTCATTGATAGCGCCACCACCTGCACAGAATATTCTGGTGATGCCATGCTCAATACAGTCGTTAGTTAGATCGTAGTATTCTTGATAGAAAGGATCTGATTGTAACTCACCTTTGCCACCCATATCAACATAAAAATAGTTATGCTTGCATATGTGTAGTGCAGGTAGAACAAATGATAATGCGGCACCATGATTGAGCGAAGAAAGATGCATGAAATGATCCTCAGGATCATATTTCAACACCTCCCAGTTATACGTGCATAGGTCATAGAAAAACTCATGGGTGTGTGATATGAGTTTAGGAACACCAGTAGTGCCGCTGCTATTGCACAATAGAGCAACATCACCCGGCTGGGCTAGTATGGGAGTTTCTTCGTCTGATTTTAGAGTCGAACGCTGGTTCTGCCAATCGTGATTACCATACACCAATACCTTCTTTGAGTTACGACTGAAATGAACTATAGCGGTAACTAGTAATGGAATATGCTCATACGCTGCCAGATAAACAAAGAAGTCTAATGGTAGGTGTGAGTTACTTTTAGGGGCCAGACATTCTCTTTCGTTGTTTGGTCTATGCAAAACAACCACACTCATGCCTAACTCGAAAGCAGCAAACATAAGTGCGGTTGAGTGAATGTCTGAAGGTTCGATACAATAGCCTATCTTATCACCACGCTTGGCTCCATTAGATAGCAATTCTACCTTCCAGAAATTTATAAACTGACACAAATCCTGTTTGGTGTAACTTTCAATCAACACCTTTCTAGGCATCTTGTATGTCACACCACAACGGATAACAATGTCGTCGTTTATCCAGTCACGGGTGATAATCTTATTCACTGTGTCTTTTCTTGTGTCAGCTTATCCAAGAGTTCTTTTGACTTTTTATAGGTAGCGTCTTTTGTTAGACCTAGCTTTTCTTTAGCCTCGATGATCTTTCTTAGGCCTTCATAAAACTGTTCTTTCTTTTCTTCTAATGTCTTAGGCTTATCCATTAATCTATCTCCTATAATGGGGCAAATGTCTTGTTATGTCCGTCTATTGATAATGTGACTGCACCAACATAGTGACATTCTTTTGTTCCTGGGATAGCGAACCCACCTGAACCATGCCAGTGAAATGCAGGAGCGTTACACTCACCACCATTAATGCTGACCAACGAAACATCTATCACCTTCTTCGCTTTACAATGAACAACATGGCTATCTGCCAGTTTCTTCTCACACGAGATATCTTCTGACGCCAATGCTGGTGTGCTAATTAGCATCAATAGTATTTTCAAAATCTTCAATCTCTGCACCTTGTATGCCTCCGGGTCCGTTACTGGCACGGCTTGTTAGTTGTGTCCCGTATAATGCACTCACCGACGGTCGCCACCAAGCAACCAGACAAGCCCAAACTAAGAAACACCAATGCGATTGCTAGATATACTTTCTTCATTTGTATTCCCCTATTTCTTTCTTTGCTTCTTTGATACGTTCTTTACCACGAAGATCCTGAATAACACAGCATTTACAAGATAAGAGTTTATATTTCTTACCTTTGAGATTGATGTTACCAGCTTTACAATGTGTGCCAATGGATCTCACTTAAAGACTGCCCAAAATTCTTTCATTGACATTTCATAGTCTAACACTAACTCTTTACCTTCTGCTAGTGAGTTGACCACTTTCAATATCTTAACTCCTGCTGGATCGTTTTCGATATATGCGAAACGACCATCAGTAGACGCTGCACAACCAACAAGATTGTCATCAGACACATAACAGGTTTTAGATAACTGTTTCATCCCTAAACTGCCTTATCTTACGTGCCAACTCTGGCATATAATCTTTACGATTACGAACAAACACCTGTGGTTTTTCGTGATCAACGGCAATCATAACCACAATCTGCTTGCATTGAACACCTGTCATTTCTTCATACATGAGAGAGTAGCAGGTGCATTGTTCGAAGTAGTTGAGGATCCAATCTTCTCTCTTAGGCTTTAAAGATGTTTTAAAGTCAATAATAGAAGGGACACCATCAAACTCGGCAATACAATCCACCTGACCAGCAAGACCAAGAATCTCGCTATAAAGCATAGTTTCCATGTAATGGACATTATCAACTCTATCTAAGATTGGAACAAACTGACGAAACGCATGGCGCATATCAGGCATCACATCTTCGTCAAGGAACCCTTCCTGATTAGAGATATAAGATTCCATAAGAGAATGGAATTTTGTACCTCTGCGGCTTGCTCGTGCCGAGATTTTGTTCGCTTCTTCTTCGCCGACTTTTTTTCTCCATTTCTCAATAGAGTCGCCTTTGAAGTGAGATAGAAAAGTCGTAACCGATAGGAGTTTAGTACCTTTTGGCGAGATATAAAATCGCTTGCCATTATATTCTTCTCTTTTCAGATTTACAAGAACAGGATCGTTGTGTAGATGCTTAAAAGTTTTCAACAGCCTGAATAGTGGTCATCATAATCTTCGACCTCACCTTTCTTGCCTTCAACGGCAGACTTAGCCCAGTTGCCAAAGAAGCCATTAGCAAACTTCCAGTCGTGCTTACGCACACGCTTGGTGAAGTCACCAGTCGTTAGAGCAACACCCTGGCGCTGCTCTAATGGAATGTTATTCTTGATTAGCACATTGACATATTCTTTTAAGATTAGGACGGACTGTTCCTTGGTATATTCGCTCTTTGCTAACGATTCCGCAAAAGCATTAAATTCATCTTCAACTGTACCTGACATAGGAGCCTCACTTTCATTGTATTAGTATTATATATTAATCACCATCGGAAGTCAAGTCATTTTTCCGTAGTAAATGATCCGCCTTTTAGTCGAGTTTCACCGCTTCCGGTCGTCATCTTCTTATTAAGACGAAGTTTTCCCTCTGGCGTTTCTTTTCCGCCAGCATGATGATATTTCATTTCCTTAGATTTAGCGGAAATCTGTGCGGTAGTTTCCTGACCGTATCTTGACCTAAGACCCTGCATAATCTTTCCGAAATGCTTTGCTTTCTTCGGATCACCAGAGGCGGAAACAACGTGTGACTTTTCCTTAGCAACACCACTCTCACCTGGCTTTGGTTCGGCGTATTGATATCTACCACCAGCAGGAGCATGTTTAGAGATAGCACCCTTCTTTCTAAGACGCTCAAGGTCGCCACTTAGGCTCTTGTCTGCGGTTCTCTTTTGCTTGCGTGACATACCACCACGCTCAGAAGAAACAATGCCAACATCCTGGCCCTTAGAAAGTGGCTCAACAACCTTCTTGCGTAGTTTGTTACCTTCTAGTATAAAGTCTAAAAATGTTAGCATTATCGTGTTACCTCTTCCCAATCCATTGCACCAAAACAGGTGCTAGTATCTGTGCCTGCTGCTATAGCTAGTGTGAGTGGTGTTGCCACTCCTGTGAATGTGTTTCTTTCCAACTGAAACTTGAATAGAGCCTCTTTGAGAACGTCAATAGAAGGTGATGCTTGTGTAGATGAATTAACGAATCCAGAAGCCATAACTCTACCACCAGTAATAGCGGTACCTGAAATGGTATATTCAACGGCTGAGTCGGCGCTTGCTGGAGTCCATGATGATGTTGTAACCGTGCCTCCAGTTATGACCTGCCAGTTGAAATCTACACCATTACCACGACCTAGAATAGATAGAGCGGTCATAATAACGATAGCGTCCAATGCTGTTGATTTCAGTCTTATTGAAACAACTGGATAATATGTACCTGCTGTAGTTAGTGCTTTTGGTGCTGTGATAACCGTACCAACTGCTTGCTGTGAACCTCGCAACTCATAACCACCTTCTGAAATAACAGAAGAACAGACTTGTTTCATCGTGCTATTGTTTGCTGTGACGGCTGTATTCTTGATTTCTTGACGCAACGGCAATGACGCTGTGGTCATGTATGTTGATGTGATTAGATTGGCGTGGTGAAACGAATGACAATGAATTAGCTGACCATCAATAACGAAACCACATCTAACTGTACCAAGACCTAGCCACTCAACGTCAATAAACAAAATCTGTGCTTTTGAAATGTCTAGTGTGATACCTGATGGGCTTGAAGCAACAGGACCAAGTAATGTGTCCATGTTCCAGTCGGCTTGATTTACTCTTGTTTCTGTGATTGTGCCAGTGGTGTTTGATCTTTGAACAAATGAAAGTGTAGATCCATTAAGTTCAAGATAGATACCATTATCAGTGCCAAAGTAACCAACTCTCTGTCTGAGATTAGGCTTGGCTGTATTCATAACGAATGTGGATAAAATCTGTAATGACTTGCCTGGCTGATATGAGAATACTTTAGATGTCTCTCTAACGACCTCAGCATTAGCAGCCGTTGTCACATTCATATTAATTAGACCCTCTGTGATAGAGAAGGCATATGTAGAGTTGCCGGATGTGTTTGCTGTGTTCCAGAGTCCATTATCTTTGAAGCGATGGCTGGAATCGAATAGAGTGAGAGGAGTAGACATTCTGGCTCGGCCGAAAGCATCAACAGCCATACCCGTAGGATTAGCTGGACCAACCTGATTACCATACTGGTCGGCTAGCATTACTACTTCAAAGAGGGTTTTCTCTTGTGGTAGGTATTGATGTGAGTCTATTCGAAACTGAGCCATAAGTCTACTCCTTTATTCTATCTATTTAGTCATAGCCCCATTTCAGTTTTTTGAATGATATATTCTTTAACGACACCGCTTCTTACAATGTCCTCAATGCCAAACTCAATATGATCGAATGAATCCATACGGCGAGTAACAGCCATCAACTCTTTAATGCCAGTCTTGTCGTGTGGCTTATGCAAGTCTGTCTGTCTGTAGTCACCAGAGAAGATGATACGAGAGTTGTTACCAATTCTGGTCATAACTGTATCGATCTCTGAAAACGTCATATTCTCGCACTCGTCAACAATGATAATTGAGTCGTTAAACGTAGTACCACGCAAGAAGGATGTGGTAGTAAATTCGACTAGACCCTTTATCTTCAATATGCGATATCCATCACCACGACCAAATAGATCGTCACAAATCTCTTGATAGGGTTGTTCATATACTTCCGCTTTTTGTTTCTCGGTACCTGGTAGGAAGCCCATGTCTCTGGATGGTACTACGGAGCGGATGATAACAACCTTTTTATATATGTCGGATGTTAAAACGTCATTGATTGCCAAATAAGATGACAGGAATGTTTTACCAGTTCCTGCATAACCATGTAGCATGAGATTAGCGCCGGCATAATAAGCATCCCACACTCTTTGCTGATTTACTGTTAGCGGACGAATGTGGCGTAGTTCAAAGTGGTTCTTTTCGGCATGGTTCTCATTAGGCTGGTTATTATTTCTTCTACTCTTGCGTGACATATATTTGCCTTTGTTTTTATCGTTAGGCACATCATCATAACAAAAAGAGGTCGCAGCCTTTTTACGGGCTCGACCTCTAAACTTTTTTGAAGGTGTCTGGTCTGTCAGGTTAAATCTCCTTAGGGATATCCCAACGCTTACTTGCGACGGCCGAAGCCTCAGGCACAGCACTCTTGATACGACCTAATACATACTTTTGGAAGTCGGCTGGGGGTTTGGTTACACCGATATTGACAGGATCAACCATTGTGAAGTTGCGAATGACTTGCTGCAACTGTGGGTTGTTCTTTTCGTATTCATCACGTTCTGCAATGGTCATGGTGTTAGTAAATTCTTCACCAGTCTCTTTGTTCATCCACGTATAGTTAGGCATTATACATTTTCCTTTGGGTCATATGCTTTGTTATTCTTGAGACC